GTTGTAAATGCTTTACCAGTATGCAATATCGATATTTCCATTGATCCAGACGGAACAATTCATATGTATAACGATGGCAATGGTATTGATGTAGCGGAACATCCTGAATATAAAATTTGGATTCCTGAGATGATTTTCGGTCATCTCAGAACATCTACGAATTATGATGAAAAAAAGAAGGAAAAGATTGTCGGTGGAAAGAATGGTTTTGGTTTCAAGTTGGTATTAATTTGGTCGACGTGGGGAAGAGTCGAAACAGTAGATCATGTAAGAGGATTAAAATATGTACAGGAATTCAAGAATAATTTAAATGAGATTGGCAAGCCATCCATTACAAAATGCAAAAATAAACCTTATACCAAGGTGTCCTTCAGACCTGATTATCAGCGTCTAGGTATTGAAGGATTGTCAGAAGATATATTAGCACTATTTAAGAAGCGCGTCTATGATGTATCAGCAGTCACGGATAAATCAATCAAGGTGAAATTCAATGGTCAGATTGTACCATGTAAGAATTTTGAACAGTATATTGACTTGTATGTTGGCTCCAAGGTAGATACCAAACGTATTTACGAGTGTGCCAATGAGCGATGGGAATATGCTGTTTGTTTGGCACCAAAGGATGAATTCCAACAAATCAGTTTTGTAAATGGTATTTATACGTCAAATGGTGGCAAGCATGTTGAATATATTATGAATCAAATTATCCGCAAGTTGTGTGCTTATATCAAGACTAAAAAGAAGGTAGATGTGAAACCCAATACGATCAAGGAACAGTTACTACTATTCTTGCGTTGCGACATTGAAAATCCATCATTCAATAGTCAAACCAAGGACGAATTGGGAACAGCTGTTAGTTCGTTTGGTTCCTCATGTACAGTGAGTGATGGATTTATTGAAAAGATTGCCAAGATGGGTGTCATGAATGCAGCTTGTGCTCTGACTCAGGTCAAGGAAGACAAGGTTGCTAAGAAAACAGATGGTTCTAAGAGCAAGAGTATTCGTGGTATTCCAAAGCTCATTGACGCCAATTATGCTGGCACTACAAAGTCCGGACAATGTACTCTCATCTTATGTGAGGGTGATTCAGCAAAAGCAGGAATTGTATCTGGCTTGTCAAAAGACGATAGGAATACAATTGGTGTTTATCCAATGAAGGGGAAGATTTTCAACACGAGAGGAGAAACCTTGAAGCGTATTGGTGAGAATAAAGAAATTGTTGAATTGAAACAAATCTTGGGGCTAGAATCAGGTAAGAAATATACCAAAGATTTGGTCGAAAAGACGCTTCGTTATAATTCCGTCCTCTTTATGACAGATCAAGATTTGGATGGTTCGCATATCAAGGGTCTAGGATTGAATTTGTTTCAAGATCAATGGAATACCTTATCGACGTTGGAGAATTTCATTGGTTTCATGAATACACCCATTCTAAAGGCAAAAAAAGGAGGAAAGGAATTATTGTTTTATAATGATGGTGAATATAATAAATGGAAAGAGGAGAATGATGTGAAAGGATGGAATGTCAAATATTACAAGGGTTTGGGTACAAGTACAAGCAAAGAATTCAAGGAATATTTTGCGAATAAAAAGATTGTCTATTTTACACACGAAGGAGTGATAAGTGACAATGTAGTCGATATGGTTTTCAACAAGAAGCGTTCCGATGAGCGAAAGGATTGGCTGACCAATTATGACAGAAATAGTTATCTAGATACCAACAATGAGAAAGTTAGTTATACCGATTTTGTAAATAAAGAGCTCATTCACTTTTCAAAATATGATTGCGAACGTTCTATTCCGAATATGATGGATGGTCTAAAGATCAGTTTGAGGAAAATTCTGTATAGCGCTTTTAAAAAGAACTTGACGAATGAACTCAAGGTAGCACAGTTTAGTGGTTATGTATCTGAGCAATCCGGTTATCATCATGGTGAAGCAAGTTTGAATGCCGCCATTGTAGGCATGGCCCAAGATTATGTTGGAAGTAATAATATCAATCTACTCTTACCTAATGGTCAATTTGGCACGAGACTCCAAGGTGGAAAAGATTCAGCAAGTGAAAGATATATCTTTACACAATTGAATCAAATAACCAGATATATTTATAGAAAAGAAGATGATGCTGTTCTAGAATATTTGGAAGATGATGGATTTCCGGTAGAACCGTTGTTTTATGTTCCGATTATTCCTATGATTTTGGTGAATGGTGGCAAGGGTATTGGTACAGGTTTTAGTACAGATATATTGTCTTATTCTCCTGCGAAGTTGATTGATTATTTACAGGCGAAACTGAACAATGTATCGGTAGGACCAGGAGACGTAAAGTTCGAGCCTTCTTATCGTGGATTTACAGGAAGTTGTCAAGCGCTAGACGAAAAAAGATATATTGTAAAGGGAAAATATACCAAACTGAGTGATAAGAAAGTGAGAGTAACCGAATTGCCAATTGGTCATTGGACAGACGATTTCAAACAACATATTGAGAATCTGATGGAGGCAGATAAGAACAAGAAGAACAAGGCAATTGTAAAGGATTACAATGATATGAGTACAGATACAACCGTGGATATTGAAATTACTATGAATGAGCCTATTGATGAAACTGTACAAGGAGATAATTTATATAATAATTTTGAGAAGGTGATGAAGTTGTATGCTTCTCAAAGCACAAATAATATGCATCTATTTACAGACGAAGAAAAGCTCACTAAATTTAATACTGAAACGGAGATTATTGAAAGGTACTTTCCAGTCAGATTGAAGTATTACCAAAAGAGAAAGGATTATATGATTGCTGCTTTGGAAAAGGAATTGCGACTACTTTCCAACAAGGCTAGATATATTCAATCAACCTTACAAGGTGAAATCGATTTGAGAAATATGAAAAAGAGTGATATATTGAATATGATGAGTGAGCTAAAGTATGATACCATGGACGAGGATACTGACTACAAATATCTCCTTAAGATGCCTATGGACAGTGTAAGTGAAGAAAATGTAGTGCGTCTTCTTAAAGATAAGACTGGCAAGGAGAATGAATTATCTATCATTCAATCGACAAGTATTGAGAAAATGTGGTTGAATGAGCTAGACGAATTGAAGAAAATGCTAGTTACAGTAGAGAAAGTTAGTACGGAGAAAGTTGGTACGGAGAAAGGTATTACAATTAAGGTTAAAAAGACGATTAAAAAAGTAGTGAAGAAGTAATAACGTTAGATAATAAAAAATAAATACATATAATGTAATTCTATCAAAAATAAAAAATAATAATAGAAATATTATTTTTTATTTTTATGGTCAAACCTTTTCTTGATTATTCGATAATAAACATTGGTAATCATATGAAAACAATTCATTGTCATTGGATTTATTGTCATTGGATTTATTGTCATTGGATTTATTAGTTTCGTATATTTTTGTATCAGGATTATGGTACTGTACTATTGTATGTCTTGAACATGTACCACAATGGTCCTCGTTAGAATAATCTATAACTAAGTTAATATTTTTATTTTCACACAATTTCCATCTGCCTAATGGTGTGGGTAGATTATTACGAGGGCTAAATATATTTTTTACAACCTGTCCAATAGTGTGTATTGATAATTTAGTGGTAACTGACATACTATACTGTATTATTAGTAGAAATATAATTCGTATAAATTATATTTCTCACATCAATTTTTTATATTTATATTTATATTTCATAATTAAAACCAGTGTTTTAGTTCTAACGTTTTGTTGTTAAAATCTGGTTGTATCGGATGATCGATCGGTGTGTACATGGTGCTAACATCACGTTTATAAGTGATATATCCTTGTGCCTCGCTGTATATTTGTTTAACACAATATGTTACTACTAAATCATTCAATGATTGAATTTGTTGCGTAATTTGATTAGGCAAATTTGTTGAACTCTGAAGAAATACACTTCTCATAATGATTTTCAAGTTATCGCAATTTTGATTATCAATAATATATTGCTTGTTGGAGATCTCATATACACCTGCTCGAATAGCATTTTGAACAATTTGCATATTCTCTTTGCTAAAAAAAGCAAGAGAGAGTGTATTGTCTTGAAAATTTCCTGTCATGGCATCGTGAAATGTGGAACACCCACTTTTAGTAGGTATTTTATCAAATAATGAAAATTGATTCATAGTAGGACCTAATATATTTAATCTTCCGTTTGTGCTTGAACAATTCATTTATATATTTTAAACAGATATAATTTTTTCTAGATAAAATGTATAATGGAGTTTAATTTTCAAAAAATTGTATTAAGTATTGCTATTATAATATTTATTATATTAATTATTTTTATAGCAATGGTACTGAGTAACAGTAAATATAGTGTGCAATTCCCACCTACAGTATCACAATGTCCTGATTATTGGATTGATAAACCTGACCAATCCGGTTCTCCTAGTCTCGATAATGTTAGTCAAACATGTACCAACGTTAAAAATTTAGGCAATATGTCATGTGATAAACAAAAGGATTTCACTGATAGTTTTTGGCAAGGTTCTACCGGAATGTGTAACAAGTACAAGTGGGCCAAATCATGTGATTTAACTTGGGACGGTATTACTAATAATCCTAATGCATGTAATCTTACAGTATCTTAAATAAGATTTTTCAAATGATTGGGTGGGGTGTAATTTTTAAATAAATCAACACAAACTAATCTCAACTGACGTAGAACACCAACCATCGTCAGTAAAAAATTCACCACGACTTACATATCGCACATTAACCATTTCACCTGCTTCTTCTTTTTTCGGATCCAAATAGTGTTTATCATTTTTGACCACATAAGCATTTGAAGCAACTATGACTCTAGCTAGAATCTCTTGTAGGAACTCACTATCCGTTAGATTCGATTTTCTAAAGACTGGAACGATTCTAACATTTGATTTGCTAGACTTTGGCATTATCGTATATATATATAATAATAATTTATAACATCACTTATATTTTAAGTCATTTTATAATTATTCTATAATTATTCCATCTTATTCAATCGTCGTGACACCCTCAATCAACGAAGACTGTTTTGAAATATTCAATGGTGTAAATAAAAACAAATAAATACTAATATCAATAAAAAGAAACCTAAAAACAAAATAGGTAAAAATATAGTATGGATTTAATTGATATTAACAGTATGTTAAACAGAAATAAAGTAGCCGAAAATATAAAATCTTTTTTCACTAGTTTTGAAAAAGAAAAACATAATTTAACGTTTAAGAGAGGTATTTATATATATGGTAATCCTGGTACAGGTAAGACTCTATTTATTGAGAAAATATTAAAAGAGTTGAATTATGATATTGTCAAATACGATGCTGGGGATATTCGCAACAAATCAATCATTGACACCATTACAAAACATAACATGTCTGATAAAAATGTATTATCCATGCTTCAAAAAAAGGTGAAGAAAATAGTCATCGTAATGGATGAAATCGATGGTATGAACAATGGCGACAAAGGAGGAATTAGTCAATTAATAAAATTAATTCGTCCAAAAAAAACAAAAAAACAAAAATTGGAAGAGATTACACTGAATCCAATTATTTGTATAGGCAATTATCATATGGATAAAAAGATAAAGGAGCTGATGAAAGTATGTAATAGTTATGAACTGAAGCAACCGACTAATAAAGAGATGGAAAATTTACTTACTAAAATAATGCCGTCTATTGATTCCGTTTTAAAAAAGAATCTACTCAATTATATCCAAGGGGATTTGCGAAAATTCGATTCTATCATAAATATATACAATAAGCAGCATGTGTTGTTGAAAAATGAGATTATTCAAAACATTTTCCAGCCTAAAACGTACAACGAAGATAGTAAAAAAATAACTCAACGTCTAATTAATACAAAATATGACATTCATAGTCATAATATTGTGATGAATGAAACAGATAGAACCATTGTTGGTCTGTTATGGCATGAAAATATCATTGATGTATTGTCAAAACAGTCATGTGAAAAAGCATTTCCGTTTTACAATAAAATATTAGATAATATGTGTTTTGCTGATTATATTGATAGAATTACATTTCAAAAACAAATATGGCAATTTAATGAAATGAGTTCCATGATTAAAACGTTTTATAATAATAAGTTATATCATGAGACTTTTATCAAGAAGCCGAAATTTAATCCAACAGAAGTGCGTTTTACAAAAGTGTTGACAAAATACAGTACTGAATATAACAATTATTTGTTTATGCAAAATCTATGTTTCACCTTATCCATGGATCAGAGTGATTTGTTTGCTTTTTTTCATTCTATCCGCGAAGAAAAGACGGAAGATGAAATATATGAACTGTTTGAAAACTATGAAATTAGTAAATTAGATATCAAACGCATGTATCGATACTTGGATAAGCATTCATTGTCTAATGTAATGGATGAAGTAGAGGTGGATGATGAATTCTCTGTATCCAGTACTATTTAGATATTTGAAAAATATCAAATGAAATAAATTATATAATTATTGATTGTATAATTTATTATTAGTCTGCCGTGTCTGCCGACGGCTTGGGAACTTCGTTATTTGCCGTGTCTGCCGTGTCTGCCGTGTCTGCCGACGGCTTGGGAACTTCGTTATTTGACATGTCTGCCGTGTCTGCCGTGTCTGCCGACGGCTTGGGAACTTCGTTATTTGACATGTCTGCCGTGTCTGCCGACGGCTGCTGAATCGTATTACCTTGCTTATTTTCAGATAATTTTAACTTTTCCATCAAGGCTTTATTTAATTGTTGGTATTGGGCAATACTTGATGCAAATTGTTGTAATTGTGCTTGTTGTTTTTTTATCAGTTCAACTATCTCAGGCATTTTTAATGTCTTTGGTGGTTGTCCTTCTTGCTGAAGAGTAAAGGACTGTCCCTTTGCCATATAATTGGAGAGTTGTTGTTCCGCGTGTTTTCTTCTTGTTTCCTCCAACTTTATCATTTGTTTCAATACATCAGGTTTCATAGCAGGATCGCCTGGACTATAATACTCCAATAACGAATCCAGATTCAAATAGAAATCTTTCAAATCTTTCTCCTTGATAAAATCATCAATTGTTTTACTCGATTCTTTTACAAATTGTGGATTAGCATTATCAAGTAATTTTCGTTTATCAAATGTGTTTTGTTCGTGTGAAAAAACCAGAATTACTTTGTTGGGGTCTAACTGAACAAATGGTACGGTATAATCTTTTAAAAATGATTTTTCTTCAGCTAAACAAGCCTCTTCGTCGTACCTACTTTCTTTTAACATTTCACGTCTAAATGCAAATGTACCAGCTGTACCATGATTGGCTCTATATGGACCAAACTGATACATTTTTTGAATATGTTTAAAGTAAATGTATAATTCACTACAACCAGCACATAATGCTTGAGGATTTTTTTGTAACATATCAACAGCATGACTAACTCGTTGGGGTGGATAATAATCATCATCATCCATATAGACCAAAATATCACCAACCGATTTGTCATGTACAATATTTCTCTTTTTCCCCAAGGTCATTTTCTCATCATATTTGAAATATCTTACATTAGGATGGTCCTTTACCAATTCTTCTACTTTGTCGGTTCCATCATCCACTATAATCCACTCCATTCTATGTTTTGGATAATCTTGATGATCAAAACATTTCAACATGGCTGAAATAAATGGACGTCGGTTATAGGTAGGAGTACAAACACTTACAAATGGATATTTATCATCTTTTGTTGGTGGTAAAGTAAATGCCTTTTTAACAGGAGCCACATAGGATTCATTTTCTTTCATCGCTAGTTCAATAGCCGCATCATCGTCTAAGTCATCTGTGGTAGAATTGTTTTTGGTTTGATTGGTTGATTTCTTATTAGCAGCCTTTTTTTTGTTGTTTTTTCCCATATAAGATATAACGTTTTATTCTATTTATATAGTAATTTATATAGTAATTTATATAGTAATTTATATAGTAATTTATATAATTCTTATTCAGCATTACCAACAGGTGTAGCTGATTGTGGTTTAAGTCCGAACATAAACACTAATAACATGGGAACAGCTACAGCAGCATTTAAATGTGTAAAAGCAGCAACTGTTATTAAGATAAATAGTAGGAATAACAAATAATAACTGTTATATGCGTTTCCGATAATTTCTATTATTTTTTTAGGATTTAACAAAAACGGTAACAATATAAAACTAAATAATATTCCAACAATTTGAAATACTGTTAATATACCAAGTGTTGCCCATGTCCAACCGAAAAATAAACCGACGATGGATAGTACCAACCCCCATTCTTGATTTTCATTCCAAAATATACTAAACAGTGTTGGTATCCACCAAAAAGACGCAACGAATATGATAATACCAATGACAATTGGACCTAATACAAATGGTACTATATCTTTCATTGGTTCAGGTACCATAGCGCATGTTGATGCTAGAAGATCAATAATCATTTTTACAAAATGGCGAAGTTGTGAATAGGAATGCTTTGTTTTGTTCGAAATCCATGTAGGAATGAACCCATTGTCACGATTTTGATATGGAGTACCATAATCAAATGTTCCTCTAAAATATTCGTTCTTAAATAAAGGACTTTCTGTGAAATCAATTGGCATACCACAACCACTTGATTTTGTTCCACCTTTCATTTTTCTACCACCTTGTTGTTTAATATTAGATGAATTATTAGCTATGTTTGGAAATACCGGTGGTAATGTATTCCCACTTTTATTTTCATCGGTATAAGGACGTTGTTCGATATCACTTGGAAAAAAAGGGTCTAAGTTAATTCTAGTGTAATATACAAAATTTGCTCCAAACCAACCTATAACTAATACGGTACAAAATGCAGTTAATACACCTTGTCCAAATTTTTTCCAATCATTTTCTTTAGGTTTATCCGTATCTTCTTTATTATTTTTATCATTATCACTCGACATGTATATACTTAATAAATATAAAATAAATATAAAATAAATATAAAATAAATATTATGTTGTTTGGCTTATTTATTGGCGTATTTATTGGTATATTATCGTTAAATATCTCTCGTAATACTTTATTTTATTTCCATATATTAAGACAGAACATATGACAATTAAAAAAACAATATATATATGGGACGGTGGTGTTTTTTCTCCGCCTACACGAGCCGTTGGAAAATTGGCCTTTAATATATCTAGCTACATCTCTTCTAAATTCGACAATAAAGTAAATGTCGAATATCATTTTGTACCGACTAATAAATACTACAATAAGCCTTGGGTGCGTTGCGTCGATGAAGAAGACCGAGTCTATATGTTACATAATTTGGTGAAATACATTAACACCACATATTCAGTTCCTTCCAATATTAAAGTTGTCGTAAATGAACAGGATATTCATTTTGGTAAAAAGGAAAAGGATTCAGGAACAACTATGAAAAGTTTAGAATACTTTACTAGCAAGCAAAAGGAAAATGTATATTTAGCAAATAGTATTGAAAACATGATACAAATTGTAAAAGGAGGACGACAAAACTCGTTGAAATTGCTTTTCATGGTGAAATCAATATGTTACGATATTTATTCCGCTGAATTAATTGGAGTTAATCAATCCGACAATTATGTTTATAAAAGCATTCAATTACAATACTTGTTGAAGGATGCTGACGGCGATTACCCCAAAGAAGTATCTCATTATTTCAAATCCAACAAGATTACTAAATCAATGATTGAAGAATATATTTCATCTAATAAAAAAGAATCTACATTCGAAGGAGTGAAAAAACTGATTATGGATAGAATTACGTTTGTACCAAAACATCTTGTCCCTGAGGCTTACAGAGCCGCTGCTGGAAATCGCGTAAGAGAAGAACTTGATGTGTATTATTCTTCTTTGAAAAACATTCAGAATTTTACGACGCCTGGAATCGAAAAATATATTACCGACAAAGGTTTGTATGAACATTGTAAATCTAAATATGTAGATAAATTAATTAGCAGGAAATCTAGAAGTTCAAAGAGTTCAAAGAGTTCAAAGAGTTCAAAGAGTTCAAAAAAATCAAAGATAAAGGTGAAAACAAGAAAGATAAAATCGAAATGAACACCTATAGTCAGTAATTAAATTCCTATTAATTATAATAATCTTAATATAGATTAATAGGAATTGAATGTTTAAAGTATTTGATAAAACTCACGAATCTGAAGAAAAAAATGAAGAATATACAGATGATGATTTACGAGCGAAATTAAGTCATGGACTAGGCGATGATGTAATCAACTACTTAAATACACCATTTTTAGATAAAACATATGGTACCGCATCATATAGTGATGTACAAATAAGATCATTTATAGACTCAATATTTAATCTTTTTTCAAAGGGAAACGTTTGTTTTTCAGCAGGAACTATTGTATTTAGTGATTTTGGGAAATTACTGTTTAATTTACTAACATATAACCAATTAAAAGTGGAAAATGGTATATATTTATGTAATAATCCTGGTAAAAATGTTCGTGGCCAAGATGTTACATCAAAATTAGTTACTGTAAAAAAAACACATAAAACTCATAATAAAGTATTTACTTCTGGAAAAGGAGAAAATATCGCATGTCTTCCTACAAATGAAACAAAATTTGAAAGAAGTATTAATCCACCATTAGAAGGACTATGCGATGAACCAACTTCTCACGATAAAAAAAGTGAGATTAAAAGTGTTTTATTGTATTATCCATTTAAAGCTGAAGATGACAAACAATTATTGTTTTTTAAATTAGAACGAGATGAAATAATGTCTATTGGTCATGTTAAAAAAGGAATAGCAACCTATGCTGGAAATAGGTTTGATTCCTATTTTCGCAATTCTAAGCCTGTTTTCGGAGTGAATGAAATACCAAATCAAGGTACAGATACAATTACAGGTTTTGATATGAGAAGAGAGGATAGAAGTCCTGATAAAAATCCGAATGAATGCAATTATTCAGAGTTTTTTAATCAAAAAGACGTTGATTTCTATAGAAATTATTATAAAATTTTAGGTATAACCAACCCATCTGACGAGGTAATGCAAAATAATATTGCTGAACTAGAATGGTATAATACTAATATTCGAACTGGTTGTGAATTTTATGTTACGAGCTTTTTATTATTTGATATGTTAAAAATATTATTTGTTCCAAAACAATCGGTTACTTTGAAGCATTTGGGTGGAAATGGTAAATTTAGGTCAATTAAAAAAAGCAATAAAAATAAAAAGGTGAAATCATGTAGAAAAGTGAAACGAAGTAGAAAAGTAAAACAAAGTAGAAATGTGAAACAAAGCAGAAAAGTAAAACGAAGTAGAAAAATGAAACGAAGTAGAAATGTGAAAATGACTCGAATGTGTAAATAAAAATATAATATAAATTAGTTGATTTTACTTGTAATTTATATTTGTCTCTTCATTATTTAATCTAATATTAGATTATATGACAGAACAAGTATTTATTTGTATTGCTATTTTAATATTTCTGTATTTCCTTTATCAACAATATATTTTTCAAAAAAGCATCTTTTTCTCTCAAGAAGCATTTACTCCTCAGCAAGTACAAAATATAATACAACCTCCAGGCTCTTATAAAATTGGTACCGCCGATTCTAACTATATTAAAGATACGCAAATATTGACTGTAAGTAATGGATATACTGAAGAAATGATTAGTCATTTAAAGCCCAGTAACCCAGAGGCATTTGACCGAGAAACAACCGATACAATGGGAGACTTTCCTGGAGCAGAACAAGAAAAATATGCTTTACCAACAACTGAATTTGAATACCCAAATGATCATAAATTTACTGTAGATTACAAATGTCGAAAATCAGCTACAGGAATGTTTTCCGATTGTGGTGTTTATTCAGCCAACACTGCATGGACTGCAGATCCATACAAAGGATTAAATTGTCCATTATCAAATACTAAAACACCTGAAATACCTAGTGACACATTCAATAAGCGTGAAACTGAATATGGAGAACCTAGAAAATTAGGTATTAGTGGAACTGGAAACTCTATGTTACGATAAAGAATGTAGAAACTAATTACAGAAAAAATAGATAATGTATGTATATTATCTATTTTTATTTTTATTGGATATCATATTATGTAAAATATCCTTGCGAAATACGGGTTTTTCATGTTCAATACCGTTATTAGAAATGCTCATATTTATTACAATCGAATGTAAGTATGTTTTAGTTATAGTATTAAATAAGTTTATTCATTTTACTTCAATTTTTATTTACCCATACAAAGGTGTATATACCAATAATCTCTCCACTAGATAGGTCGCATATCGTATATGTTGTGCTTCCGTATCCAATGGGGGGACTATATGTAGTATGAGTAATTCAATGCTACAATAAAAAATCAATATCAGTATCAGTATCACTATCAGTATCAGTATCAGTATCACTATCAGTATCAGTATCAATATCAGTATCAGTATCAATATCAATATCAATATCAATATCAGTATTTAGCATAGCTTTTTATTTCG